TTACACCGGAATGTCATCAGCGTCTGTACTGTTGATGAAGAACGTCACCCTGCCCATGACCTCAACTTTCTCCTTAGCCTCACCCTCAATCGCTTCGCCATCATCCGTGATTAATGCCCTTCCCCTGAGCTTTGCAAACTGCGTTCGGCCACCCGACAGGATCAGCAGAGTCTGCCCTTGAATTAACCGGGTGACTGGCTCGATTAATGCAAAACCTGATGACGTCTCCAAAATGCGGGTATCGATGCCGACGCCGCAGATAAGCTCCGGGGTCATCCGCTGGGAGGTGTAATCAGCCGCTGGAGAGGGAAAGCCCATCAGTGAACCCTCCCCATGTTGCGCAAGATCCAGTAGTGATTGTCGGTTCCGTCGGTTGTCTTATCCGTGAAATCTGGCTGGTAGTACCTTATCCATTCGTTGGCGTCGGCCCGGCTGAAATGCCAGTGGACCTTTGCCAATTCGCGAATAAAATCCTCTGTGCGTAAGCACCGATAGCCCTTGGGGTTTTGCTGTATGGCAGCCACAAATGCGGCGTGAATGTCGAAACGGCGGGGCATGATCTGCACTCCTTTATACTGTTTTTATATACAGTAGTTTTAAGGCGAGCGCAGATCAAGAGCGTTTACATATTTGCTGACCAAGACATAAATGCCAGTAACAACCATGACAAGTCATCATGGTCTGATAATCAGAAAATTTATTTAATCATAAAGACTTTCTGTCTTGGATTTAACATCATACTCCCAAGTGCAATCCTCTTTGATTACCCTGGCAGGTATCCCAGCAGCAATTGCCTTCCCTTGTATATCCTTGGTTACAACGCTGCGCATTGCAATTACACTACCATCACCTATTTTCACGCCTTTCAATATTACGGCCTCATCAGCAAGCCAGACATGATTGCCAATGTTAATATCCTGGCTCTTATTTAAGCGCTCACCAGACTTAGTATCATATATAGGATGGCCGTCGTTAGTTCTTATCACAACGTCGGTTGCTATCAAGCATTCATCTCCAATGATGACATTGGTTGACTCAACGGCTCGTATGTAAAGAGAACTGGTAACTCTCAGCCCGCTACCTATGGTTACAGAGGAGTTATATCCAATGCTTATTTTTCCCTTAAGTATAGAATTGCTTTCAACGCGTAAAGTAGAGTTATTCCCAAGTGTTATATCAGAGTTAGTTAAGTTAACATTATCTCCAAGAATAACTTTGGAATTACGTTCCATGAACTTTAATTTTAAGGTAGAGCATTTGGCCCCCTCTCCTACCTCAATTCTATTCCCCATCTCATCATTATAGTTGGTCAAGCTTGTGATTGTTTTCATAAAGAGATCTCCTTTGTGCACAGCCAAAACCTTCTTCCATGCGATTTTGGCTATGAGATTTTTCTTTATGATGTTAACACACTCAATCTCTACTCTTGGCGAGGATTTACTGAAGTGTGACCAGTTTAATCTCAATTGCTTTCTAATGAAGAGATTCTGGACTCCAGGCTGCCTACAACCGATCGCAGAAATGCAGTTTCAAAAACAAGGCACTGATCGTAACGAAGGCCAAGCCGGGTTCCGTCTTTAATGACCCTTTCTGATTCAATCTCCACCTCCTCCATCACTGGAACAAGATGAAAAATGCTGTCACCCATTTCATTCAGAGCTGGATCACCATTGATTTCATATACCTGACGCAGTTCCGTCTCCCCAACCTCCTCTTCAGCCTCCTTAAAAACCCTGACTGGCACGCCATCACGGACCTCAATCACCTCTTCAATTTTTGGCTTGCGCACCTTTTTCTGTTGCAGAACTTTCTCACGCACTACCTCCGTTCTAAAGTAGTCATCCTCACACCATAAAGCGTAATTGGATGCATCCAGACCTTCAGCCAAAAAAGAATCGCGGACATCTTGCGCAATGTATCCAGCATGCTTCCTGGCCTCGTCATCTCCTTTTAACGCTATGGCATCCAGCATCTTAAAAATAACCGGACGAACCCTCGACCATGCACGGATCTCTGCGTCGGTTAACTCGCCGATCAGCTTCTTCATTGTGCCGTCTGAGGTGTTAATTGAACCTGTTCCTGCGAAAACCGTCGACCATCGAAATGATGCTGAACCGCAGCTGATAGTGTTGTCACCGCTGCCGGTAAATGTCCCAGCATTGTCTGCCGATGGAGCTGTTCGCAGAGAGATTATCCCGTTTGAATTCTTGAACTGAATGCCGACGAGTCCGGTATTCCCGGTGCGTTCAAGGCGAGCAATCTCCGGCGTGGTAGTGGCAATATGTAGTTTTTGCGCAGGGTTAACGGTGCCTATTCCGACGAATGCATCATCCGTAACGCGCATCACCTCACCATTGGTTCTTGATGAGACTGTGATAGGAGATGTATCTGGAGAACAAATATCAAGCCCACTATTCAAGCCAGTTCTGTTGAAGATCTCCATATCGTTGGTTGTGCTGCGCGGAGTGAATAACGACCCAGCACCAAAACCAAGCGTACTGTGTAGCCTCATGTCCCTTGTATCGCCGGATGGGGCTGGCGCCGTGCTTTGGGCAATGGCTGGGGATGCGATGCGGAGGCCGGCACCTTCAGCCTGGCATTTATCCATGAGTACATCCTGGCAGTCATGGAAGAAATAGAGGATCGTCTCTCGTGATTGGATCTTAAAATTATCAAAAGCCACCCCGCGCATTGGGAAACCACTTATTTCAAATGCAGTCGATGCGGAGAGCCCGAAGGTTTCCGCCTTATTGCCACTTGTATGGTCTAAACCATGCGCAAACGTGTCTTTAAAGATAGAACCAGCTGCACCAGAGCTTCTACAAGGAGCGCGTAACTGATTCAGGTTCTGAATGGTTGGATCAGGCGTTACGCCTGTAAACAACAAATTAGCCCCGCTACGCGTCAACCCTGTGTAGCTATATTGCTGGAATGTACTCGCAGGGAAGCCGGTAAACTGCCCAGATATAGGCCAGAAGGACTCAGCATCCCAAAGAATAGTTACTGTAGACGAGGTGATCGCCTCAACCTTGCGCACATCACCTGAGCGCATAGATATGCCTCTTACGCCCTGGAATTTGCACCCGATTACCCGATTGCGCTCCTGACCGCCGAATACATCAAAATCACTGTTAGCCAGCAATAATCCATAGTTTCTGAAGTAACCTACACCCTGGACATTCTGCAGCGTGACATATTCGCAATCCTCCATGCAGATGGCGCCGTCCCAATCAGAAGCAAGTCCAGAGTATGTCTGATTGCTGTATTCTGAGGTACCATCTGCACCGATCCATGGGGTTATGCGAACATCTTCAACTCCCCAATATCTTGATGTCCTTTCTTTCCCTTTAAAGCCAAATGAAAATGCCTTCGGCGTCGCCGGTGTAGATCCCATTGCATCTTCATTCATCAGGCTGGACAAGCGAGCGTAATCACTGCCTGAAATGAGACGGCGGCCGCCAGCAGTGGACATTGACGTTATACCACGGCGAGAAAAGGTCTTAGGCCCGGCACCATAGAGCAGAATATTAGTTCCACCCCATGTCTTCGGGCGTTCAGGAAAAACTATATCCCAGGATCCACACCCTCTCCCCCGGAAGATCACCGAATCTGGCATGAGTACTTCTCGAGTATGGACATAGAATTGAGATGTGGCGTTAACGACCCCGCCTCTTCCTTCAAAAGAAAGCACTGCCGCTTGAGCCGCGGCCCAGTCGATGGAGTCATTCAGATCTGTAACGAATGGGTATTGCGCCTGAGCTGCAGCCAGTGTTGAAAATCGCTCTGAAAGAGGGTGATATGATTTATCGCCTATGGCGCCAAAGTCTTCTACCGAAACCGACTCCAGATTTTTATCGTGTTGCGTGCGATCGATGGCTCCCGTGAATGGCTGCCTCACTCCAACCAGAGCATCACCTTTTGCTGTGTTTAACATGTCAGCACGCAGCGATGCATCTCCTACACCAACCCATTTACCCGGCCCGATTCCCCCCGCAGTTTCCGGAGTGGAACCAGGCGGGACAATTTTAGACTGTGACCAGTCCCCATCCCAGCGGTAGTATTCACCATTGCTTTCGAGCTGTAGAACAGTGTTAGGAGTGTGGAGGGTATAACCCTGCTCAAATGATTTCGCCGTGATATAGCCATAATTAAGCATAGATCGCATTGCGAGAGATTCGATACCATACCAAGTCAGCCGATTTCTCCCAAAGCGATCCTGCCATATAGCTGCGGTAATGCTGTTAACTGCTGTGTCAAAGTTCTGCGAGTTATCGAAGAGATCGTAAGGACTGGAAGAACCCAATGGATTTTTCGTGAAATAGATTGTCATGCTCGCTCCGGGCATAAAAAACCCGCCGAAGCGGGTTGTTAGTTTTTTTGATGTTTACGTGGCGTCGCCGGGATAACTGGCGTCGTCGTATTGATATTTGCCGGCATGGTATTGAATAGCTGTTACGCTACTGGTTCCGTCACTGCCGGGAGCAATCTCCCCAACAAGTGCGTCATATCCCACGCGTGATGACGAACAGAACAGGAGGCGTGGCGGTTCGATAAACGGGCTATTCATATCCCATTCATTCGGTGCCAGCTCAGCGCTATATGGAATGCTTAAGGTGTAATCATCGACCCGGGTCGGGATCTTCAACGCTGACGCTTTTCCATCCTGGAGCCTGAGCACAACGCGCGGATTAGGAAAGCTCCAGTCTGGCGGCTCACTGAGCACAAGGGTGATTGCATCACTGCTCCATGTCATATCAGTTATCAGGCAGCTCAACGTCTGGTTGCCGGGAATGTCATCGGTCAGAATGATGCGGTCCATAAACTGATAGCAAAGCGCATCCATTTCAGTGCTTGTGGTATGCTGCAGGCGCTGTAGCCGATATCCAAGCAACCGACGCATGCCGATCCGATAGGCCCGATCTATGTCCACCACCCCTTCCAGTTTGTAATCTTCCACCTTCACGGGAGTAGGATTTCCGTGAAGCCGGCACTGGACAGTTTCTTCTGCCCACGTCATGCCATTGATATAGGTGACATCGATCCCGTCATAATCATCCTGACTCGGCGCCTTAAATGCCGTCTGCAGTTCTTCGGTGGTTTCCTGCGGGGTGATCATCCCGGTCCAGTTTTTCACCCCTTCCCGTCCAGCGGACACCAGACCATCTGACAGCAGAAAGTAACCCATACCCGCCCCGGTGATTATCTTCAGCACTTCCAGGGCTGATTTGCTGTCACCGGTTGCCCAGTCGAACGTCTCTTCGCGGGGTGTCCAGTAGTTACGCTCAAGCGCATCAATCGCTGCATGGTCAATCTGTTCTGGCTTAATACCGAGGGATTCAAGGACGTGGTACAGCGCGCCACTTATCGTGCGAGAGGTATAGCCATTATAAAGCCGGGTGGGTGTGACATTGATGCGCCGATCAGACTGCGCAGCCAGGCGGTTTCCGGTTCGGACAGTCAGCGCCATCGTTGTGATCCCCGGATAACGACGCGGGCGAGACGACAACCTGGAGCGAAGTGCCTGCCAGAAAACCTGATCGCGTGTGCTGCCGCCGGCTACCGGATCCTTTCTCCTCATACGGATTTCATACTGTCCTGCCGGAACGGCGAATGCCCGGGTAAACCCTATCTGGTTTTCAGTTTTCCTCTTCCAATTCAACACCTGTTCAGTCCATTCACCAGCAGTAGTCGCATCCCGATACTGGATGATGATCTCAACGGTCTTATTCTTCTTGTTCCCTTTATCGCTGTATTTAACCAGCCCGTTCTGAAAATTGAGGTTCACTTCAAATCGGGTTGTGGTTTCACCATCAGGACAAACGAGGAACGGACCTACCCAGTCATAATCGTCATTTACACCGGTAATACTGGCATCGAGTAAAGTACGATCAGTAAACCCGGGCCACGCACTGTCAACGGTCACTACCTCAACTGTCGCAGGTGGAACCCCCTGCTGTACCTGGGAGATTAAAACGCGCTCGACAGTAATGGTCTGGCTGTCCACGTCAGTAATCCGGTACTTGTTGTCGGCATAGCCTATAGAAATGCGTTGCGTTCCCGCCGGGATCCCTGTGAACGGCTTGCCGGTAGCGCTGTTATAGGCGAGCGTGATATGGGCGCGAACTTCAGGTGTACCGCCAGACGATTTAACGCCCGGTGTGCTGACAGGCGCATCACCAAACGCAGACTGTGGCAGGGTGCTGTGGGTAATCGTATCGCCTGAGAAGGGACTGGAAGATTCAGCGATTTCGATTCGACCCGAGTTGTCGCGCGCGATCAACCCCGAGCCTGTTAGTTGGGAGGTTATGGTTGAAACCAGCCCGCTCATGGTCACGTAATTTGTCAGCAGAGACACCGGCCATGTCGTTCCCTGCCACGTAATGTTGAATGTCACCGGCGCTGTGGAAAAATCGTAAACCGAAGGGGCGGCACTGGCCATTACGCTTGCCGCCGATCCCCCAACACCTGGAACAGCTGCAACCCCGGGTGTATAACTCGCTATGAAGAGGTCATAGTCAGCATTGTTGAAGCCCAGATTAGCTGGCATGCCCACCACCGGCGATAGCTCGTCCATTTCACCGTAAATGACGTTGTACCCTCCGGAGTTCGATACGGTCCATGATGCAGGTGCTTCAATGGTAATGATTGTGCCTGCGGCCCAGGATTCTGGTACGTCTGCATCCTCATCGCTACTGCCCGTTGATATGAGCGTAACGGTGTTGCCGCTGACCAGTACCGCGTCCGCGCTAATACCGACAGTTTGTGGGCCGCTCGAACCCAGATCCAAACCAGCGGTGCCGGATGTGGTATTGCCAACTTCTCCGGAGTTATACCAGTTCTCTGTCCTGCTGTCGGAAGAAACGTCCGCGCCGGGTGGATAGAGGGTGTAGCTCACATCATCACCGAAGGCAGAGATCGGTGTGTTACCTATTCTTATATCGGATTTAGGTAGAGAAACACTTCCAACGCCAACAGCGACAAACATGCTGGTAACGAAGCTGGTTTCGCCAACGAAGCGGCTAACCGGCTGCATGACATAGTCCGGCCAGACGCGGTACCGGCCAAAGATTTCCCGTATCGGTTCGCCGAGCTTTGCCATGTTGGCTTTCGCCGGGTTGAGATCGAGCTGGTCACCGCTGCCTGGCTGGCTGGCGGCCCCCGTCTGCATGGTGCTCATCATGTAAAGGGAGTACGCCGCAGAGGCGACTGCAACAGTAACAGCGGCCCATAGCGCAATTTCCACACCGGTACCGTAAGGTACCGGATACATCCGGACATCACTGTCAGGGCGAATAGTGCACAGTGGCCACTCAGCTGGCGGAACAGGAACACCGGCAATTTCCACCGCTATAGGGTGCTGCTGCTCTGGCGTCCATCCCTTAACGTTCTGTGCAAACCAGGTGCTGATCGTCAGCGTTTCATGATGGTGGGTTTCCAGCGGCTCGCCTGGCAGCCGGGAGGGGTAGATTCGTATCGTCAATGATAGTACTCCACGCGGACAAAGCGGCGCGCAAACCGCGCCAGCGGAAGGAAGGTCACGTTAGTACGGGGATTGCACTCGGCTGCATGCAGCACGCCGTCAATGTCCACAACGATCGCGACATGCGTCACCACAGATCCTGAATAGCAGGCAATTCCCGCGCCCGGCACAGGCTCGCAACGCTGCAGGTCGATCATCAGCCCGCGAGCCTCCCGGTCAAGGCCGTTATCGTCCTTAGTGACACCGGCGAATTCAGGCCATGGTGCCAGGGCCAGATCGCGCCGGATTTCGTTAACGATGCCAAAGCAGTCGAGCGCGGGGAAAGCGCGGCCGCCCTTCTGCCACTCGACGGAAAGGTATTTATCGGGATTGAACATGATGATTTCCTACTGCAGGTAACGTAATCCGGGGAACAGTGGCAGCGTATAGCGAAATCTCGGCCACGAGGTATCGAGGATGTTCATATAGCCGGCGGTGATCTGCACTTCTGTGGCCGTCCAGAAACCTTCCTTTATTGTCAGGGTAAATGGCGGCGCTGCAGGTGCTGACAGGTCAGTAGAAACATACCGGCGGAATGTTAATGCTGCGTCAGCAAGATTATCCAGCGCGGCGCGTATTGCGGTCGACACCACTCCATCGATATTACTGATGGCAAACCGCAAGTCCTGCGTACCGTCAGAATTCCTCGCAGGTAGTGCCACATCGATCGCTGAACCGGTAAATGTCGCCTTGCTGCCCGTTTCCAGGATAACGGTAATGTCATCCCAGCCGCGGGTCAGCCAGTAACTCTGTCCTCCGACGGTGATCTGCAGCGTGTCCAGAATCACCTCATCGCCGCCGGATGCGTAAAGCCGATTGAGAACGGTACTGGTCATGCTTCGGGCCACTCCTTATTCAAAGCCAGATCGATAATGTCAGAACCAGCCACTAGCTCGGGAAATAATCCCCAGCCCGGAGGCAGCAGTGGTCGCTCCCACAACTCCAGCGTTGCGGTAAACTGCCAAAATTTACCGCTAGCCAAAATTGGCCCCTGATAAATATCCACAAAACGGCACTTATAAGGCTGAATCCCCAAAGGGGTTTTAAGGCGCATATAAAACCAGGCAACACCATCTGTCAGTGCGTCCCGAAACCACGCCTCAAAAAGCTGAGCTTCATTATCTTTTTTAAACGACCATTTCACGCTCGCTTGAGTTGGGACGGAAGAATAAATTCGGCGTTGCCTGGAACGGCCTGAGGTTAATTTGGTACGAAGAAAAGGACTCACTGGCTCAAAACCAAATCCATCTTTTAATGGAATTGGTAATTCCTTAGGGTAGAAAATATCAGCCATTATCGTGCCTTCCTTTTTGCGTACATGACATTAACTGCGTCATGAACTTTCCCCTGCCCTTTCGACAAGCTATTTACGACCATATTAAAGCCCTGGGTTGCCCCGCGTTTCACAGCCGCTTCCATCATCGCAATTGTCCGTGCATCAGGATCCCCATTAACCTGGATAGTTGGCGAATAGCTAAACTGGCCCTGAATGGCGTTATTTTCGCGTTGTTTCTGAATATCGGTGAGAGTCGCATCCAGTTTTGCTGAGGTATTAGACTTCACGACTCGCTCACCTTGCTGAAGCAACCAGGTCCCCGTCGCGGGAACCTTATCGAGACCATCGTGAGCCATACCCATCAGAGAGGCCGCTGATATTGCCGCAACCATTGGTGATGTTACTGCCGCAGCAGCAGCCATGGCGCCAGGAGCCAGCGCGGGTCCAACGATAGGGATCGCCGCAGTAGAAGCGTACGCGTTTAATTGGGCCATTAACGCACTGGCCGTGGCGTTGCTGGTCATCGCTGCCGCAGCAGATGCTTGCGTGCCTTTTCCCACCATCAACTGAACAGCCTGGTAAACCAACCATTGTGCAGCCATTTGCGCCAGGGCCTGGATTACCATCTCACCCATTCCAGCAAACATGTTGCTGAAGGCATCGCCGACAGATTGTGTCTGGGTGATAATTCCGGTGAAAGCATCAGCCATGGAATTAGTGGTTTGGTTCAGCAACGTCGACGCTGAATTTGCCGCTATCTGATTATAGTTAGAGGCTTCATCAGCGAAATTCGCCATGGATGTTAATGCACCAGCTTGCCAGTTCTGCCTTATCGCGTCGTGCTGACCATAATAATTTCTGAGCGCAGCCAGTTCATTCTGGTAGCCTTGATCGCTTTCATTGCCGCCGGAGTTTTTCCAGCCTTGAAGGAGTTGGGCCTCTTCAAGACGGCGCTGCGCCTGACGACTGCTCATGCCAGCACTATCGGCCAGCGCGCGGGTCTTCTCACCCATCTGGGTCACATATTTCTGCGATGTGTCCTGAAGGCGGTTGAGGCGCTCCTGTATGACGATCTGATCGCCAAGTTTTGCATTAATTTCTGCCTGCGCGAGGACTTTATCTTTGCTGGCGAGTACAGATTTTTCATCATCAGTCAGGGTTCTCGTTTTCGCAGCTTGCTCGAGAACAGTAAATCTGGCCTGTTCTTTCCATAACTGCTGGCGCTGCTGACTGATCTTGTCGTTGATTCCAGTGTGCTTCTGCAAAACCTCCAGTTGAGTTTGCAACTCCAGAGTCTGGGCACTGGTATTGTCAGTAAGTTTCGCTCCGCCCGGCGTCGTGATTTTCGCCGGCTTCTTAAGCGAGTCATCGTATTCCTTTTTCGCCGCGGCCAGATTGATGTTGTAGTCAGCCTGGAGGATCCGCCCCTCTTTTAACGCTTTGTTCAGTTCGTTCTGGCGATCGGTGTATTTTTCCAGAGCCGTCTGCGATTTGCTGTAATTAGCCTGGGCCTGTTGTGCGTACTTAAGGCGATCGGCTTCCAGACCTGCCTCACGACTGGCGCTATCCTGGGCGAGTTGAGAATTACGGGCCTGTTGCTGAGCCATATCCAGCGCCTGGCGGGCTGTCTCACGGTCGTTCCAGAAGCGGGCGCGCGCTTCATCGTTGACATAACGATCGCCCTTTCTCAAATTCCAGATTTCATCCGCTCGCTTGAAGGCCGCCTCTGCCTTACTCAGCATCTCCTGAGAGGTATCTGGCCTGCCAATATCCAGCGCCGCATCCCACATGGATTTAAACGCATTTTTCAGGGAATCGGCAGCGGATTCGATCGTGCCCATGTTGTCGCGAATGCTGGCAGTCTGCTTGTTGAACCCGGCGGTTGCGGCCTCGTTTGCCGCCTGGAGTGCGCCCGCCTCGTTTCCTGAACGCTGTAGAGCGGCGACATATTCAATCTGCTCAGCGGTGACATTGTGAAACTGCTGCGCCATCGCCAGTAGCCCTGACGTCGGGTCGTTGACCATGCGCCCAAAGGCTTCAGCCACCTTATCGACCGGCAGACCGGATGCATCGGTGAATTTCGCAACCGAGATCGCAAGCCCTTCAAAGTTAGCACCCGCGCGAACGCCTGCAGTAACCAGCGCCGTCAGTGCCTGGCTGGTCTGATTAAACGTAAGCCCCGCCTTCTCCCCCGCAGCCGAAATGGTCTGCATGCGAACTGCTGTCAGGCCAGCTGTATTGCCGGTTAATGTCAGCGTTTTATTAAATTCAGAGAGTGTGCTCGAGCCCTGATAATACGAATACATCAGCGCCGCGGTGCCAGCAGATAACGCGCCTACTCCGAGCATTAGAGGCGAGATCGTTCCCAACAAAGCGCTGAACATAGGCCGCAGACCACCAAACTGGTCTTTAATTTGCCCGCCCTGCTGGAGCATGATCAGCCAGGGACTCTGCCCGCCGGCCAGCTGCGTCGCGATATCAGTGAACTGCGCTGGCAGGGTACGCATCGCGGAAGAATACTGACCGACAGAAATTCCGGCTCGCTTTGCAGCCAGTTCCTGCTTCGAAAATGCTTGCTGAACCTGCAAGGCTGCATCATTTGCCGCTTTGCCTGTTCCTTTCAGCTGCTTATTTACATAGGTAACCTGCTCAGTAAATTTAGCCGAATCAACGTCAAGATTAACGATCAGATCACCCACTGACTGGGCCATAGCGCACTCCTCCCAGGCTTTCCGCCACAGACATCATTACATCATCATCCATCGGCAAATCTTCCTGCTCTGGTGGGTTAAGCAGGCTGAAGTCACGTGGCGTTAATTCGGTTTCTGTACACAGCATTGAGACAATAAGATGGCTAAAGCGGGAGAAATGGGTATCCAGAAGATCACCTTCAAAATACTGCTTTTGATAGTAGCGCCCCCATTCCGCCAGCTCACTTGATGACATGCCGGCAAGCATGACGCGCCAGTCCGGACGCCGGAACTCCCGCGCCAGCTTCATCACAAAGCTCAGCTCACCGGCAAGGGCTTTTCCGCGCTGATAGGCTCTTCTTCCGCCACTGTGTCTGCGTTTTTCACCTCGTTCTCCGGTTCCGGTACAGGGATCATGTCAGACAGCGTTTTTACAAAGAGCTCGCCAGCGCCAATCATTCCCGGCGGCCAGCCGGACAGCACCTCATGATGCAGTGAATCAACATCTTTTGAGGTATCCCCCTGCCAGAGCGACATTGCGATCAGTCGCGCCCCTACCCGGAGATTGCTGCTTACCCGGGCAGTAAGATAATCCTCATCACCTTCATCTTTCGGTAGCGATTTATCTTCTTTCGCCAGGTACTGCAGATGCTCAATACGTTGCAGGCCTGACAGCTCAAACAACTGGATGGTGCTGCCGTTGTAGGTGAACGGCTCAGATTTCAGAAAGCTCATGGAATACTCCAGGAAAATGACGGGGCCAGCGCCCCGCCGGTCAGGAAACGGTAACTTTGCAGATTGCGACTTTAAGACCGTCGTTGGACATCACGATAATTTCAGCAGAGCCTGTGGCTACGCCGGTAATGGTCAGGACATCGCCGCTGGCGGTAACTGTCGCTTTCGCCGGTTCGGAGGAGGCAACGCGGAAAGATTTGTCTGTAGCGCCAGTCGGGTTGACAGTGACGTTAACGGTATCAGACGCGGCGGCGGCAACAGTCAGGGTTGCCTTATCGAGCGATACTCCGGTAACCGGGACGACAGCAGCGCGGGTTTCCTCCGCCAGCGATGGCTTGCCGTTGTTGCTGATCTTCACGCTACGGGTGATGACCTCCTTCGCCGGGATGGTTTTACCGAGGCTGCTGACCCAGCCCTTAAAGACGTCGATCGTCCCGTTCGGGTATTTAATTTTGTAGGCGCGCACATCGCCGCTGTAGAACCAGTCCACCAGAGACTGCTGCCCGGACTCACCGGGTTTCCAAGCCAGGGTAAAACTGGCCTCACCGGCTGACTTCTCGCCTTGCGCTGTATTGGCCCAGTCCGCGTTCGGATCGTCAAGGTAGGTGTCGTCATAGGACTCGGCTGTCAGTTCACCTGGCGTCAGGTCTTTAATTTTGGCGGTGCGGGTCCAGTCAGTGTCGCTGGCCGGATTGGCATAGGGATCGCCTGTGCCTGTGTAGAGCCAGAATGTTGTGCCTGCCCCTTTTACGGGTTCAAGCGGGTTCGGTGTTGGCATGTTTACCTCACATTACGTATGAAATTGAGTATCTGAGATCAGCCGATCCCCACGTAGCCATTTCGTCATCGCGCTGATAGTCATAGCCCTGAGCAGACATGGTTTCGATTAAGGGGGTAAGGCCGGGGAGTGCGTTGAGCTGGGGATAGATTTTGCTTTCCATCCAGGTATCGAGCGCGGTATCCGTTTCGCTCGCTTTCAGGAACACCTCGATATGAAGCGTGGCGCGCCAGATATCTTCGTCGATAGATTCCTCCGTGGACTGGGCGTCAGTGATATAGACGGCTACAGCCGGGAGATCTTCGGACTCAAGTACAGCGGGACGGCCATCAGACCACGTTACAGGGTCAGTAATGCCAGCTTTCAACGCATCCAGAACCGCCAGGCGGATCAGGGGATGTTTCATTTGGTCAGGATTATCCTCAGTTGATTGCGTAAGGCCGCAGATAGCTCTTTGGGAAGATCGGTGGCCGTCAGGCGGGTGCTTTCCTGCTTAAACGCCTCAGTAAGCGGGACCGCCAGAGGAATGCTCACCACCTCGAGCGGGTAGCGGCTTTTCGTCCTTCGCCGCAGTACATGCCAGCGCCCGTTTTTGAGCTGCTGAATGAATCCGCCCGGGAAGCGAAATCGCCCGATGACCAGAACGCTTCGTACACCCGCTTTGTCACGTTTTCGCCGGGAAAGGCGCACGCTGGCCACACCCAGCTTGATCGCCGGGAGGTTGCCCCGGTTAACGCGAATGGTGGCCTGCGGTTTGCGTACCGTGGCTTTCTTCAGGCGCGCACGCTGATTGACGAGTTTCCGCTGCACCCGGGTATCCTTCGCAACCTGGCGGGTGCTATGGGAAATGGCCCGGGTGGCCACGCGGTTCACCGCCTGAGAGGATGCCCGCGGCACGGCGGTTTTGCTGATGCTTTCCAGGTTAGCGATCGCCTGTTCGAGACCTTTAATGGACATAGAGCCTCCATTACTCAATCCAGATCTGTGGCTTACCGTTGAACAGCTGTTTGCGGGTAACGATGTAGTCCTGGCCCTTCCAGTGAATGGCATCACCTTTGCGCGGCGACACTGCCAGGGAGAACACCACCAGTGACAGGCCATCCCCTACCAGCGGCCCCATTTCTGCGACAAACTGGCTTTCTACAGCATCAAAACTGACACCGTTGATCGTGACCTTATCTGCCATCAGATTGACGGTGGCCGCGTCCATACGGGCCACCATCGCATAAAAGGGGTTAACCATTCAGCTTAACCAGTACGGTGGTGGCGTTCGCAGCTGCAGCCTGCCAGGCTTTCCCGGCCGGTGTCGCTCCGGTTGCATCCAGCTGTACTTTCCCGCTTTTGAAGTACACGGCTTTTCCCTGGGCGATATCATCAGCCGCCAGTTTCGGCAACTGGACGACGCCACTGGTGAGGCCTGTACCGGTTTCGCCGACGGCAATATCAGCGATAGCGATCGCCAGGACATCACCCACGGCAACTGGCGTGCCACTGGTGATCACCGCCGAACCCGAGTTGGTCAAATCGATAGTGTGACCATCCTGTACGTAATTCTTCATGAGCTCTCCGTATGGCCCCTGCCGGGGCCATGTTGCAGATATAAAAAAAGCCCTTACGGGCCGGTTCAATGTCGGGGTGATTACTTACCGGATGACTTCGCCAGACCGCGATAATCCAGCGGCGCCACACCAGCATCGATGCGAACTTTCGTCGCAACACCGTCAGTGGTGAAACCTTCCTGCTGGTCGATGTACGGGGCATCAATGCCATTGAGGTACGCCACTTCGATGGTATCGGTGCCCTGTGCAGCAGCCAGATACCAGGCTGACGGGTCGGCATCATCGAGACGCGCTTCTGCGATCACTTCGGCAAAGTTCTGCAGCGGGTTCACAACGCCGGCATTGATATCAGCCCCTTTCACGCTTGCTGACTTAATGGTCTGGCTGGCTAATGTTTCCAGACCCACCGGAACCAGCATGTAGGCCGGGCGAATGTTAAGGGCGCGCTCACCCTCTTTCTGCTTGCGCATGTTCTGGCGTGCCTTATCAAGGCTGTCTACGCTGATGGCGCCAGATGAAAGGTTGGCATGGTCAGCATGGAAGAGCGCCTTACCATCTGACAGTTTCCCGTTACCGGTCAGCACGGCATAGACCAGGTCACCTATTGTTGCTTTTGCAGCGCGACCCATCTTCATCGGAACGTCAGTCAGCTGGTTCAGATCATCGTTGATGATGGCCTGACGGGTAATGGAGAAGATCTCGCCGTAAGTGGCAAGCGCGATGGTTTCACCCTCATCCTGCGTGGTGATGTACTTATACTCTGCTCCCTCTCGCACCTGACGCAGGGACGGGAAGCCGCCCATTCCGACGCGATGCGCCGTTTTAAAGTCGGACAGCTGGCCTTTTTTGGTCCAGAGCTCAAAGGTCTCTGCCGCTTCTTCCCAGCCCTGCAGCAGTGCCTTGTTGGCGACATCGAGCAGGATATTGCCGAAATCAGAGGTGCTGTGCGTCAGCGCAAAACCGACCATCTGCATCGGGTTGTAACTGGACACCCCGATGCCGCGCTCAGTCAGGGACATGCGGGCGTATTCGCGGAGCGTCATACCGTTATAGACGTTGTCACGCTCAACATTTTCATAGCCCGCACGTGCCATCAGCGCCTGGCGGATCCCGTCGCCGACAAAGTTACCGTTCCCGGCGTGAACATGTGGCTGGTTGGTTTTGTTGGAAGGAGTGGCGGTTTTACCCAGCTCAGCCAACAGCAGGTCTTTTGCCTGTTCTACCGAACAATCCGGATCAGCAACGCACTTGTTTTGCAGTTCCATGTGCTTGTTGCCGAACATGGCAAAGAGATCACCGATGCCATTCACACGGGCTTTTTGCTCTGCCAGAACCTGGGCGCGAATTTCGCTCTCATTAATTGCAGGAGCAGCTGGCGGCTGTTGGTTCACTGGTTCGCGCTGGGCTGAGTTGCGCGGCGGGGTGATCATGTTACGAATGCTGTTTGGCATCTTTTCAAATTCCTCAATACGTTTCGAATGGATACAGGCCATTGCCTGCAGTGAAGGTGTCACCTGGTCAGCAAAACCCAGCTCGACACACTCGTTGCCGTTCATCCAGGTTTCATCCTCCAGCATTGCCGCAATTTCTTCGGGGCTTTTGCCCGTCTTTTGCGCGTAGGCCGGGATCAGCACCGACTCCACTTTGTCGAGCAGGTCGGCATAGTCGCGCATGTCATCAGCGTCACCACCAGCAAAACCCCAGGGCTTGTGGATCATCATCATGGTGTTTTCCGGCATGATGACCGGATTTCCTACCATGGCGATTACTGATGCCATTGAGGCAGCCAGACCGTCGATATAAACGGTGATCGCCGCGCCGTGGAATTTCAGGGCATTAAAAATGGCGATACCGTCAAAGACATCGCCACCAGGGGAGTTGATATGTAATTTGATATGGGTGACGTCGCCCAGCGCCTTAAGGTTTGCGACGAACTGCTTCGCCGTTACCCCCCAGTAGCCGATCTCGTCGTAGATATAGATTTCGGCTTCATTTCCCGAACTGGCCTGCATACGGAACCAGCTATTTTTTGCCTGGGCTTTTGGGCGATTCTTTACCCGGTTTTGTTTCCTCGACACTGGTGTCTCCTTTGTCGTTTGCCGGGTCTGTATCGAACACCAGCCCCTGTTTACGGTTTTCATCAATTTCCGCCTTACGGCGGCGTTTCACATCATCCGGATTTGCACCGCGGGCGCGCACCCATTCACTTTCGGTTGCCGCACCTCCACGGAGCAGAATTTTCCAGGCGTTCGCCTCTTTGACCGGGTCAATCCATGGCATAACGGGGCCGGAGAACACGGCGCTGTAAAGCGTGGCTTTATCCACATTTGGCGGGACCGTGATCTCGCCAGAAGCGATCGCCATCTTGAGCCAGGCCCGGTACATTGGCCGGGTGATCGCCGCGATGAATGCGTCCTGCAGGATGAAATAGCCTTCGGTTGACTCCACCAACTCCTGGCGCTGCGCGCTGTATGTCCCGTCGTAGTTACGCGCAATGCTTGAGAAGCTACCGCGCGAACCGGCGGCCACAGCACGGAGTTGCCCGTTGCGGAAAGTTTCGAGGTTGGGATTTGGTCGGTCTGATTTGATCATCCCGATATCTTCACCGGGACGGAGATCGTCAAACAGCATGCCGGGCTCAATGTTCAGCTCCCGGGATCCCTGCGCACCATCTTCCGGATAGGATTGACCATCGCCTTTCTTGATGAACATACCCAGCGCCGCAGCAATGCGGGCAGCGGTCAGTTCGGCGTCCTCGTACTCCTTCAGCGCCGAAAGACGCATCAGCACCCCGGCAAGCAGTGAGTTACCCCGGATTTGATGCAGGCGGCGCATAAACTTCAGGTGAAGCATGTTCTCCGCCTGAATATCCTTTGTGTCACCCTGACGCATACCTTCTGCCGGAAGGTTTTTGTAGACCATGTATCTGGTCGGACGGCCCCAGTCGTTGAGGTAAATGCCCTGGCATAACTTTTGCCCCGTCTCTGTCCGCTCCATCGGCACAAAGTCGGGTTCCAGTGCCTCAATCCAGAAAGGAATTTCTGCCACAGGCGACAGGCCATTACCGGTGCCGCTGACCAGCTGCGCGAACACTTCGCCGTCACGTAACCAGGTCCGGCACATCAGACGCTCAAGCACTGGCCGGGTAAACTGGCCGGTAACATCCGGAGAAACGGACCATTCCGCCCATTTGGCACGGATCTGCTTGGCAACGTCAGCGGCTATCTCACCGTTTTTCATCAGGGGTTGAGGCTCAACGATGATGCCTTTCGCCCCCACGATGCGCTCTTCGAGCTTATCCAAGATGCCGATCACCAGATCGTGGTTACAGTCGAGCCACCGGGCCTGCTCGCGCAGTGAGCGCCCGCCAAACTGCGTCAGCTGATTCGCTGAACGGTTTTCGCGTTTTGCCCGGTGCGTCCGGGTAGGAATAACAGCCTCGTATGCCTGGATCATCAGACGCGACTTAAGGCGCTCTGCTTTCCAGCCCGGGGAAAACACACCTATCAGATTATCCAGAGCGCTCATCGCGGGAACCTCGCCAGTTTAAAGGAGCCACCCCTGCCGGTTGCGGCAGCCACAGCAGCAGCCTCTTTTCTTTCCCACTCCTGACGGCCTTTCCGTATTTCGCTCAGGCTCTCCATGGTCATCTGCTGACCATTAAACGTTATGGACTTGCCCTGCAGGATCGCCATTTCCGCTTCGGTATAGCGTCTGACCATGTCCTGAATATTATTGAGATTCACACCCAGCCTCCTGATGATGATGACCATGCCGATTCACGGGCTGGTTTCGTAGCCTTAGGTTCTGATACTGACGGTTTTGCAACCGGCACCGGTGCCACTGCAGGCGCGTCTGGCGATGGCTCAACCACCAGATAACTCTCCCGGCGCGCCCACTCAGGGGCATCAGGCCACTTAATCTTTTCGTAACCATGAAGAATGACCAGGGCATGTGCGTAAACCATAAGGTCAAACGCTTCGTTAGCCCCCTTACCAGGCTTCGTCCATTTCCCATCAGCTGATCGCTCCTCATAGGTCAGTTCGTCGTAAAACCACCCTCCCAGCCAGTCAGGGAAATGCACGTAGTTTGGCCCCGGCACATCGCGCCACAGCGCGTTGTTGATCCGGTCTTTAAGTGCGTTGGTCTGGAGAAGGTAGAGAGGGACATCTCCGGCCGCCTTCGCGCGCCGGGTGGAACGCCCGGTGTTATCCGGGTAGGTTTTGGTAATCAGCTTCGCCCGGGTCTGGCTGTCACCCTTGAACAGCCAGACTTTGCGCTGCAGACCGTCACGGCGACAGCGCCGCCAGAACTCATAGGCGTTGTCGGTAACACCATCCTCACCGCCGGAGTCGACGGCCATTGCCAGCAAACTCATTCGCTTGCCCGGCTCGCCATCCAGCGCCCAGGTTTTCTCCAGCACATCGGTACGCAGAAGATCCCAGTCTTCCGGGTAGCTGGCAGGATCGATGTGGTAGCTTTCGCCGTCAGGTGTGGTGCGCATCGACTGCATGATGTTGTACCGGTCAACCACCCACCGCTCGCCGTTGGCGCCATAGCCAACGACCTGCACCACAAACCGCCGGTTTTTACCACCCTGAACATCGACGGTCGCCACCAGGAAGTTGACGCCAGCTGGAACACGCCGACGCTCAATCGGTTCGGCGCGCTGGAGCAGTTCATCACCTTTGCGTTGCTCAATGCTGGAACGCGGGAGATACGGCAGCCCCCAGTCGGTGTTGATAACCGTCTTCAGCGTTTCTTCGCTGCCGGTCGCCTCGTATTCCTGCTCAGCGGTCAGCAGTTTGTAAACCAGTTGGGCCCATGTCTGATATGCAGCTGCCGGGCCTTCCATCCAGAACGACGCGATACGCGACCGCCGCCCGGCTCCCGTTATTGTTCCGCTGCTGTCGATCTGCTGATCTTCACGCAGCCAGACACCTTTCATATTCAGGGCGCGTTTCTGACCGGCGGTAATCACCCCGGAGCAGGAAGGGCAATGGATACAGGCCGCTTCGCTGGCTTTTACCGGATCGCTGATTTCCCGGTAACCGGTCATCGCCGTCATCTCAGGCTGGAAATACTCACCGCAATGCGGACAAGGCCAGTACCAGCGGCGTCGGTCGCCGCGGTTGTACAGAGAAAGAATACCGGTTGTCGGCGGGGCTTCATGCGCTGAACTCCGGCGCCACTTTGTATCGCGGATGTCCCGGCCTGGTGAACTCTCCACCAGCGTCATGCCGGACGACATAAACGTGGTTGTACGCTTGGAGGCCAGAGAGAATGCATCACCTTCCCCGTCGATATCCTCCGGGAAGCGATCGTAATCTGTCAGGGCGACGCACTTGTAATCCGACGAGGACATGATATTGACCGACGGCCAGCCTATCTTGAGGTAGTTACCTGCCCTGAAAGTCCTGTCGTAAACGTTGTTATCGTTCCTGCGGGGGCTCAGGCGGGTTGCCACTTCCGGACTGCAACGGAACGTGCGATCCAGTCGTTTCTTCGAGTGCTCGCGGGCCTTTTCCTCTGTCATCTGAATGATAAGCATGTCAGACGGGTCACAGACCACGTTATAAACCACCCACCCGTCAATCAGGCCAATCGTCTTGCCCGTTCGCGCCGGGCCGACAAACACCACTGCGTCATACTCGCGCGACGCCAGGCAGTTCATTGGCTCGAGTACATACGGAGCCAGGTTCGGATCCCAGGGTACGGAATTACCGGCACCCATTGGCACGCGCATAAATTTACTGACTGCATCGGCCACCAGCATGCGGCGTGGGGCACGAAGTATTCCAGGGATATCCTTTCGGATCCCCCGGGCAGATGCCCGCTTCGCCATCAGTCCTCCTCTGGCTCGTCCTCCTCCGGTTCTGCGTCCAGAACGCGCTGCGCAATCTGATCGCGAAGGTCATCAATAACACTCTGCACGCGACTGATAGCTGAGGGGCTCATGGCGCAGTCACGCTCCAGAATGTCCGGCAACGTTTCCAGCACCTGCACCACAGCTTTTGCCATTACAGAAAATTCACGGGCCACCTCATCAGCCGGGATTAACTGGCCGGTATCCTGTTCGAATTTGAGCCGCTCGTTTTCCGCTTTCCAGTGGGCGAGCCTGTCCGAGGGCGTCATATCTTCGGCGCTGGACGCGACGACGGGCGCCATCAGTTCGGTCAGCACATCGGTGATGAGATAGAGTTTGAGTTTGTTGTTGCTGCCCAGTGCAGGCTCGACTTGCTTAAGCCTGGCGGCAACGGTCTGGCGATGAACGCCGGTGATCCCTGCCAGCTGATTGATGTTCAGCTTCAGGGTGGAGAGCTCCTGGTCCATGATGGTGAACACTTTTTGAACGATTCGACATCATTGCAAAACGGCACTGATAAAAATCATAGAGTTATGCACATGATGATGATGACCCTGGATCACGAAAACTAGCCGTTTTCCGCGTGCCAGCCGCCTCGTGGCAGGCCACCCCTCCGGGAGGACCCAAACAATAATGATTATCATTTGATGCCAAAACGGCATCACTTGGCCGTCTAAACGTCCATTTCCGCCCTTTTCCGTGTCAGAAGCCAAGGCGGACGCGCCCCTCAGGGTCGTTTGTATTGGTGGTGATCCACGCGGTGCCTGCCACGGCGTTGTCATCCGTTCCGTCTTTCTCGCTGCTGGTCAGCTTGCCATCCTTTGTCAGCCAGAGGCGAGCGCCACGCTGCCACGTCTCACCTGCAACCTTCGGCAACACGAATACTCCGGTCATCATCAACTCACCGTCAGCGTCCACCGCAACATCATGCTGGGCTATGCCGATAATCGCACCGACAATGACAGGCTGACCCGACAACACAGCCTTTGCTGTCCCGTTGTGCCAGTCCATCGTATTGCCATCCTGATAGTAGTTCTTTGCCATTTTGATTTACCTGTAAGAGTGCATAAAAAAGCCCCGATACGGCGAGGCTTGTTTTTATCCCCTAGAGGGCATATTTACGTTTTATCCGCTACAGCCATTACGATGAGTCTGCTCATGGTGATGGCAATAAAAAAGCCCCGCTATTGCGAGGCTTAACTGAGGCGATATGGGTTAGTTGTAAATTATCTCAATAGCGCGCCGTATTTGAGCAGAGTCCAGATCTTCAATATCAGTTGCTATGAGGTAGCTTGAGTTATCGCCAGTTAATGAACGAACGACAGCGTTCATTATTTCCAGCTCTATCTCTGAATCATCGTCCTGAGAAAGACGAATTGAATTAAGACCTGGTGCAACTTGGATAAGTTTTGGCTCTTCGTTTCTCAAAATAACGATGACAGAATTCATGTTCATAATCTCGATTATCACCAGAGAAATAACATTATCACAGGCACTCAGTGAATGCCTGCTGTAATGCCTTAGCAATCGTCGTCAGGCCTCGCTACTGCACGACAGGCAGCCATACAGGCTCGTTTCATATCGAATTCTGCCTGCTTAATCCACTCAACAGCTTCCCAGTCGTGAGGAGTGCGTTGTGCGTCATTTACATGCTCACGCAGTAACTTAATAAACTGGCGGCTGAGATCCTTAAACTGGTTCATCTTGCCTATCTCTCCAAAGGAGAGTTCGCGGTAGCCCTTAACAGTACTGCCATCCTGAGGTTTTGCTTCGCTCATTGATTTACCTGTGGGTTGAGGGGCCAGCTTCGCGACGCTTCACAGCGTGGCTAACCGTGTTGTGCAGAGTGGAGAACATCATCAGGCGCTCTGCTTTAAAGCGCCTGGGGCTGCTCACTTAACGGCTTTATACCAAGCCTGCCATCGGTACTTATCGAGGCTACTTGTAGCTTATTGCTTATGCTTTAACTTTGAATATATAAACGTTGAAATATCATCCACAGCAAACATAAAAGATTTTTTAATTAATCTATGCTGTATTCTTCGCTTCCTCAAAAGCCTTAAGAAATGTTTGTCCGGATATGGGTCAACTAGCAATAAAAATGCACCATCTTGCAGGATGCTATCCCAAACATGATTATCATGCGGTATATATTTAACACCAACTATTATAATTGCATTTGATTTGGATATAGCACCCCTATACATCACCTTCAAAGACTCAATATAACTCGAGTTAACGACTACTCTTTTTTCTTTATTGTACATGCACATGACGGGATTTAGAGTTGTATTCTTGGAGCACCAATCCTTAATTACCTCATGGTTTTGTAAGTACTTGATTTTAGATGTTTCGAGAAAAGTCCCACAATTTATAAACCTCACCCCACTGAAGTTTACAGCAACATCTGGGACAAAATTTGATGACCCATGCAATTTCATTAATCGAGATGGAGTAGAGCAATCATTTATATCGTATCCTACGGGACCCAGTCCGGATTTAATAAGAGATTGCTCTATCAACAAATCATAATTCAACGTCAGCAAATATAGATAGCGCATATAATTACGATTATTATAAAACAACTTACAATAGGCGTTATCATTACCTACAGAAAAAGAAGATAAATATATTGCGAGTTCATTTTGGAGAGGCGATATAATACTTGAATCATTAGCCAGCGCTCCCATTCCGGATTCGAAACCTTGATTCAAAAAAATTTCTTTAGATTCATTAGGTAATTGACAAAAAGCTCCGCCTAAAGAATTTAATGCTGCGAAGAGATCGTTGCCTAAAGGAGGTGTGTTTTTCGAATCAGAACCAAAACTGGCACCAGCACCAAAAATCAGTGATATCAATTGTCTGCCCTCAAATGTTTTTTGCCATCATATCAACAAAAAAGGGCTTAAAAAGTTGCTTAGATCACTAGGTATAAATCATTATCAAGCCCACCAGCAGATGGGCTTTGTAATGGCCTACATAAAAATCAGTTCACGCCAACAATCTCAGCACCTTCAGGTGTATCGCCTTCCTTCACGGCATAGATTGGCGCACCTGGATGGTCTTCATCCTCAACGGCTGCAATATCGTCTTCATCAAACCATGATTCAACAGCGCGACCGTCAGCCGCCTTGTAGTGGACCAGATACTGATTGCAATGGTTGCAGCTTTCGGCGCGGGACTTAATGTGTCCCATCTCGCCGCTGATGCCGATTTCAATGAACTGGTTCAGAACAAACTTAAAGCACATAACATCCTCTCTATTGTTAAAAAGCCCGCTATCGTGAAGTTTCGATTTTCCTGATGCCGGCCTTGTCGATGTTGCACTGCCCTAGCGCAGTTAGCAGGCTCACATTCAGATCCAGACTGGCCCCGTAGGTCAGCGGTTCGGGAATGGCTGGCTGTTGCGTCTCAGCTGTCAGGCTTGCCGGAAGCGGCACTACCGAAGCCGGTACGTAGACTGTCCGCGAATTGCCGCAGCCGGTCAGCAGCTGCAGGAGGCACAGACTGACGAGCGCAGTCATCATTCGCAACAGCCACTTTGATATCTGCCTGGGCTCTCTGTGACTCCAGTGCGATCTGGTACTTTGCATGCTGATTTGCTCCCAGAACGATATTAGTTATGGCCACCGTCTTCAGAACGTTGTCCATGACCGCGCGGTTGCTGTCGTTCGCTTCCTGCAGTGTGTCTAGGCTGGCGTTAATACGAGTGTTTTCGTTCCAGAGCCACGCGAGCACCACCAGCGCTGTAACCGATAGCCACCAGCGCCAGTGCGCCTTGAACAGCTCAAAACCCGTGATAAGCGCCGTCATGCCAGTGCCGCCTGCGCCCGGTTGTAACGCACATTGCGGTCAGCCAGCCCATTCTGCCCACCGTTAATGATCTGGGTGACACGCACGATATCGCCGGAATACATCAGGCAACCGCGTAACGCGAAGAACCAGGCCGCTGACCGGGCAGCGTGTCGTTCCTGCACCAGCAGCTCCGGCGTGCTCACTAGGTCCAGCTTGAGGGCCGCGCCGCATTTGGTGTAGTTATCCCGCCCGGTGATTTGCAGCAGGCCACGGCCACGATACTTCCAGCCATCGCCCGGGCTGTTATTGCCCATACGATCGCCATATACCAGGTTGGCAATCTGCGGCTGGTGGGCGACCTGCTTACCATCAACACGGCCCAGCATCTCGCACTGGTACGGCGTAAGGCGCTTACCGAAAGTTTTCTTCAGGCCGTCGACCGAATAGTTGAAGCTCTCCACCAGCGAGGTAAAGCCTGCTGATTCGTGCCCCAGCTGCGCGATGAACATGGCCTGATCGTTAACTGCGGTAATGCCGAACTCTTTCATTGCCGCGTCGATATGCGGATACCAGCGCGAAGCCAGCCCGGTACTTACACCCGCTGCCTTTTCGAATTGCTGTTGATTCACTGTTAGCTCCTTTTGCCTGTGATATTTCCCCGGGAGAGGATCATCACAATCAGAAACCCGATGTTGACCACCAGCTCTGAGCGGTCGATGTAGATGTAATCACCCACCCAGATACGGATGGGGATAGAGAAGAACGCCAGCGCCAGCAGATAAGCCAGCGCCGAGAAATGACGTTTATGCTTGCGGTCGCCACGGTTGAAGCCAGCAATTAGCAGGCCCGTAACCAATGCGACCACCGCATGCAGTTGAAGCAGTACAAATGGAGTCAGAATCATTTCCCCTCCTCAGCCGCCTTTTTTTCAGCGCGCTTTTTGAGGGCAAGAACGATGGTGATCGCCGATGCCGCCGAAACCATGGCGCCGAGAGATTCAGGAATTCCCGCACCGTCGATGCCTGGCACAAAGTTACCAATGACCTTGTTGATTACCCGTGTGGCAGTCGCCGCTCCGAGGATGCCAGAGATGAAGGCAGCCACACCGTACAGGCAACGTTCAAGAATGCTGAGGTTGTGGGACGTTAGAACGTAGATAAGCGCCCCGGCCAGCGCCCCAAGGATTACGCCAGCCTCAGTGTTTGCCCAGAATCCGGCAAAGGTGACAGTCGTAACCGCAGCATGCGCCGTGGCGCTGCCGGATAGTGGTTCGGACATATGGTTTCCATATCAGAGGGAGATCAGGCTCTCCGGATGAATTAACGACAAGACGAGTGATGGGGGTTCCGGGAGCCTGAAATAGAAAAGGCCACCAAACGGTGACCTCAGAAAAGGAAAAACCCCGCCGAAGCGAGGTTTCAAGATTTGTTTGATAAGGGCTTTTCGTCGCTGCCATCGTGGCGCAGCTCTGCCAAGCATGAACGAATTATTCATCTTTCTGGCCCGTTTTCAACATAAATTGAAATATTTTTTAACAGGCCTCTCATTTTTGCTCGGTTTCTATCTGTCTGCGGACAGCCAGAAAGACTTTCGCCTGGAAGATTTCAAGGCACCAGCGTACACGCTTACGCGCTTCCCCAGTGGTCAGCCAGGGCGCTACCTGCTGCAGTTCCCGTGAGATGTCGGATATCTTCTTGCGTGTGGTGTAAAACTGCAGGCCGACCAGATAAACAGGATCGTGCTGGTCGAAGGTTTTCAACATGACCTGCTCGATGAAGTCAGCATCATCACGGCGTTCACTCTCTTCAATCAGCTCAGACAGGGTTACCGGCCAAAGGATGGACCGGGCACGCAGTGCTGCCTGAACGCCACGGAATCCCTCCTCCCTTGCCTGCCCCAGCGCCTCAGTAATGCGCGACAGTTGAGTGTCTGACCACTCTGATTGCTTTACCTCAGACCAAAACTGGCTGCAGTTCTCCAGCCGGTATTGCGCGCGGGTTTTCCCTCCGACGCATTCGCCCCAGACCGTCAGCAAGGATTTGATCCAGGCAGACTGAACACTCTTGAGGGGTGTGAACTTCCCGAGGTAACTTTTTCTCGGTGCTGCAGCTGCTTTACCCAGACCTTCGATATGAATGCGGCGTTGACGTGGTGTCATCCTGTACTGCTCCTTAAGCCAGAACGCCGAGCGCGTAGGCCCGGTCCAGCACTCTGATTATCATTGCCGGCTGACTTCCGTGCTTACGCTCGAATTTCACCGGGTCGTTATGTAGTTCGGTGTGGTGCTGGCGGCACAGGGGGATCGCAAATATGTCATGTGCCTTTGTTGCCATCCCTCCCTGGCCCCAGCCAATGAGGTGGTGTGGATCATCTGACGGCTTGCCGCAGCACTCACACGGCTGCGTTTTAACCCAGGCCAGATACTTTGCGTTCTCCCAGCGGGTACGCTTTGGCCGTTTCATGAAGGTCTGTGGGGATTCGGGATCCACCAGCACGCCCACGATTGGCTTAATGGCTGGTGGTGTGGCTGCAGGTCCTGATGGAAGCGCGCGTGCCTTGTCGGCGATGATGCTGGTGGCCGGTACCGACGGCACTATCTCGCTCTCGCGGTAGGTCTCTTTCGCTACTGGCAGGCATAACGCTTCGCGGGCAACCGATTCTGGCAATGCATCAGTAATGCCGACACGTACAGCCCACCAGCACAATTCAGCCAGAGATAGTTCACGGGCTTTGTCGAGCGCCAGCGCTACACGAGCGATGTCCAGCACCCAGTCGATGACGTTCTGTCGCGCCAGCTCCGCCAGCCGTTCGGTGTACTGCTCGCGCAGCCGGTTGTCGCAGTGGCCGCAAAGAAGGATCGCGCCGGGCTCGTGCCGCATAGTGGTCAGTTCGTGATAGTGGTAATCGCTGAGCTGGTACTGGCAAGTCCCGCCCCCATGGCGCAGGAGCCAGTATTCCAGGCCAGCCAGCCCACCAGCCGCTTTGATCACCTTTTGATGGAGGAAGAACGGCCGCAGCGCCGGGTCAACCGCCAGCGGCTGACGCAGATCAGGCACCCGCCCTGTCTCAAAGCTGGTCATGCTGGCGGGCTGGCTCTCAACCAGCACGCGCCCTGAAATGAACATGGGCATCAGCTCGCTGCCGGGCTTCAACAGCACAACGCCCAGCTCCTTTGCGATAACTGGTTTCAGTAAGGCACGCATCAGGCGATCTCCCCGATGATGATGTGCCCTACTTCACCCCAGCGCTTCGTCACGCGAGAATCCCAGATGTGTGCGTCATCGGCATAGATGGCATCCATCAGGGCTTTTTCCAGGTTGTCTTTGTCGGGTTTCTGCTGGTGGGGCTTCCCCGCCATTTCCTGCCGCTTCTTCTTGCTCCAGCTCGGCGGCATAGGGAGGATAAACGTAATGTGCGCGCCTGCTTCCGGCAGTTCGACGCCCAGCAGCCGAACGTGATCGCAGAACGCGCGGTACCGAAGAACCTCCGGCCGCTTTTTCCACTTATCAGCGCGTGTCATCCTGGGTTTGCCCATCGGGGTGATGTTGTAGGTCTTCACGATTCCCTCCAGAGCTTTTGCTGGAAGGTTTTATCCTGCCGTGGGGCTCTGTTTGCCTCAGGCAGACAGGCGGTGAGCGTCCAGTGGATGAGATCGAAATCGAGGTTTCGCACAGTGCGCACATTGTTAGCGCGATAGCGGGCCTCGAGTTCGCCTACTTCTTTCTCGGTGAGTTGCGTGTGAATGAAGCTGGTTTTCTTCATGCCGTCACCTGTACGTGCGCGGGCACAAAGAAATCGCTGATTCCGGAAGGAACCAGTTTAAGTGCTTGTTTGGAAGGTTTTTGCGCCATGGTATCTCTCCAGTGGCGCAGCAGGTTGTCAGTTGTTCAAGCTGACGAGGTGACTATATCAGAAAGGGATGAGGGGCGGTAACCCGCCCTGACGAGCATCTGGGTAAACATCGATAAATCGCCGATCAGCTCATCAGATGCCATCGGCCTGCAACTAAATTTATCGCCGTATCGGTAAAACAGTACGCGGTCCTCAGGACCATATTGATATGACGCCATGACAAGTCCATCGTCACGACGCACCAAATCGTACCAACCCTTTTGCTGTGCCTCGCTATCACTCACAAAACCCCCTCACTCTGCTATCCACAAATACCCTCTCCCGGCGGGGAGAACTCCACTCCACAGAGCCAAAATAACAAATGGCGCAAATTTCCTAATAGGTTCGCCGGAAGAAAAATTCATTTTTCTCTGTAGCATCTAAACCATACAACAAAATACTGTATGGATAAACAGTGTTTATTCGTTTGGCTTAAGTATGCACATGAAAGGCATGCTTACGCAAGTTGATTTATCTGTATGATTTAAATAATTTTTATCGCTACTTTCGTGTAAATATTGATCGTTATTTTTAACACGCAGAATCTGCAACATGCCCTTTGGCTAAATAACTGATTAGGAAACTTTCGACGCAATTGGATGCAGTAGTCGCATACTACTTATGATATTTCGCACCTGATGACAGACCATGTCAGGTTGGTAATTTGTTGCCGCACTGTGGTTATTATCTAATCGATTTCATAGATCAATATCATCGTATCGATCGGTATTATCGATCAGGTGAAGAAATGCCGCGGTTAAGCGGCATTCAGAGGGTGAATCAGGCGGCCCGTTCCCTGGCCGCACAGAGTTCAGGCAGGTTTGACCGCACCAGCATCTCAGCGAACGGCGGCGGGACGGCGTTGCCGCACCGGGCCACCTGCTTATCCTTCGCGTACTTCACGCCGCGGTAGTCCTGGTCGATGATGTACCACTCCGGAAAACCCTGGGCGCGGTACAGTTCCGCTGGCTGCAGCATGCGCATGCCGATATCGACAATGCGGTACACCACGCCATCAACAGTGACTAGTCCGTCAGAATCCGCCCCACAATACTCTCGCAGGAACGCCAGCACCTGCGCAGCGCGCTGCTCGTCATGGCCTTCTGTCGCCAGGCTGGTCTGAACGTTCCCGACATGCAGGCCGCCCGCCGTGAGCCCCGGCGCTGGCGCATCAACTACCCGCCCATCCCGGCAGGTGCCGCGCAGCATCACCAGGTGCGATGTGACCAGACCATGGTGATCCGTGGTGGTGACCGTGTGTGCCGGTTCGTCCAGAGCCACGCCAGCGCCCTGGTAGTTCCCGCCGAAGTGCTTAACCAGATTCGCCGCCACCAGCCCGAACTTACCGCCACCGGCGACCACAGTACCCAGCGGCTTATGCAGGCCCGGTACGCGCGGTTCCTGCCCCGGGCGCTCGCCGTAACCCATCTGAATCAGGGTCGTGGACACCAGCTGCGATTTCCCTCCACCACCAGCAGTGATCGTGGCACTCGGCTCGTCGGCCCGGTGACCGATGCTGGCGCCGAACTGTCGGGCGATCAGCGGAGCCAGTACGGGCGCGATGACATTGGTTCGGTTCTGTGTGAGCAGAGTGAAAAACGGTTTGTTAACCGGGCGCGGCCTCATCTGAAATTCAGATCCCCCTGTGCCGGCAAACAGCGGAGCCATCACTGGGGTGGCGATCGCATAGCCATGCGTTTTGGTGATGGTCTGCAGCGGTTCTGCCAGCGCCTGTCCACGGAAACAGTCGTATTTCCCTTTCGTCGTGGTGTGGTTGCACTTCACGATAAACGGCGAGGTGCTATCAATCACGAAGCGCTGGATGCCGCGCGCGATACGCTTAAGCGTGTTCTCCGCCAGCGGCTTTTTACGATCAAAGATAGACGGCGCTGCAATCGACCAGTCGATGCATTCCGCAGCTGTTCGCCACGGCGCCAGCTTGCCAGCCTTCACTGCTGGGGATTTCGGATCCCCATGTGTTGGTTCCGGCCAGGTCACCGGCACGCCGTCGGCGGCAATGCCCAGGAACTCGCAGCACTCCACCAGCGCCGGATGCCCGGCGGGGATACCGCCGGACAACATGCCGCAAAACGCCTCGAACGTCTCCCCGGCGCGTTCCGGGTCCGGGCGCTGCCCGCCGTCTTCCGATACGATGAGCGGCCCCCACGTTTTGAACTCCTCCACGTTCTCCAGCATCATCACGCGCGGGCGCACCGCCAGCGCCCAGCGAATGACGATCCACGCCAGTCCGCGAATCTCTTTCTCCACCGGCTTCGAGCCTTTGGCCTTCGAGAAGTGACGGCAGTCCGGGGAGAACCACGCCAGCCCCACCGGGCGACCAGCGGTCGCCACCAGGGGATTTACATCAAAAACGGATTCGCAATAGTGCAGAGTATCCGGGTGGTTGGTGGTGTGCATCGCCACTGCGTTCGGATCGTGATTAATGGCGATATCCACGCTGCGGCCGATCGCCAGCTCAATGCCCGTACTCGCCCCGCCGCCGCCGGCAAAGTTATCAACGATGATTTCTCTCACGCGCATTCCTCCATGGCGGTGGCCAGCGACCGGGCCGCGGTGACGATGGCCGGTACCGGCATTTTCTCCAGCCACATGCGGTTGATGTGATGCTTCAGGCGGCGCTGGTGATGTGCAGGGAGATCCCCGGCGTTTTCAATCTGTCCGTAAACCATGCCCACTTCGGCGGGCCATACGGTTTCGCTGACATCCACCAGCAGCAGGCTTTCCAGTTCGGCTACTCGCCGGCAGGCGTATTGCAGTAACGGGTCCATATCAGCGCATCCTCTCAAGTGTTACACCAGCTTTTACCAGGTCACGACAGTGGCTGATCACCTCTGTGCGAGATGCTCCGCGCCAGGGTGAGTAGAACGGCGTCTCATCCACATCAATATCTGGATCCCATCCAACCGCATCATGAGCCTTACCAATGCCTTCCCAGTCTGTCGTGTTATCGATTAGCCAGGAGTAAAGCAGCCATTCGCAGTCCATGTAATCGCTCTCGCCGTAGTAGTCAGGACCGAACCATACTACGTACTGTTCGTGCCAAACCCTGCCGCGATAGGACTGGAAGCTGTCGCTCTCCACAGTGAAATCATTACCGCGAAGGCTTGGATAGAGGGCCAGTAAAAGCTCTTTTGCAACCTTTGAAACTTTCTTCTCAATTCTCGCCTTTGAGTTGGAGCGCTTGCTCATGCAGCACCTCCCTTGCGAAGTTGGGCGACTTTCCCATCAAACAGGAAGTCCATATGGTCAATCGAGTCACTTGCTACCGCTGATTTTGCTAATTCCTTTGCTTCGTTCCAAACCTGCGCCCGCACTTCAGCCATGAATGCGTCGGTGGCCGGGGTTTTAACCTCACCACCCTCCACCAGTTCAACCTTGCATTCATGCTCCCAGCTTTCGCACACACGATAGGTGCGGTTCGGTAGCTTGCTGGCGACCTGCACAATGAACTCCTCGTTGTAGTCGAGCGTGCATGCCTCAGCAATCTCCTCCGGAGTGTCATATGGGGCCTCTGGGTCTTCAGCATCCCAGAACATCAGGTTCGACTTCAGCGCCGCGTTCTCAACAGCCAACTGATCGCGTTGGGCCTGAGTGGTATGTAGCGCAGCGGTGGTGCAGTCCAGTCGTTCAGCCAGGCGCGACAGAATCTTCGCGATATCGATGATCGGCGTGTCGCTGTTCATCGCCTTCGCAAAATGATGACCAACGGCCACCAGCTCTTTGTTGTTCAGTGAATCACTCATGTCCGTGCACTCCCTATAATTTTGTGGATCTGATAGCCCTGCCAGTTTTGGCGGCAAACGTCTGCAATGCTGGGTTTCTGGCGCGCCACCGGCAGTGGCTTAATGCGCATCTCACCGCCCAGCTGCATGACGTAGACCGGGTGGCGGCGCTGGCCGATGTTCTTCACAGCACCAGCAGAGACGAGATGTTCCAGCAGGCGACAGGCCTTTTTGCTGTCGCAGCCCAGCAGCCGGCGAACCTGACGCGGGGTGATCTCCCCGCTGCGCTGGATAGCGCGGATGATTTTCCAGAGGTTGTTACTGGCCATATTCACGCCCTCCGGGCCTGACGCAGGCACTTTTCACGGCACTGTGCGAAGCGGGCCACCTCGAGCGAACTGCAGGCGATCGCCATCATGTCCCCATAAACCGTTGCAGCCCGGCGCCAGAGCCCTTTGCTCTCCAACTCTTTGGCCTTCGTTTCAGCAGCGAGGATTTTTACCGGATCGCTCTTTTGCTCCATGCACGGCAGCACTTCGTCCGGAATATCTGCGCGCGGATCTGCGGTGTAGCTGTACTGCGTACCGTTGTGGTTGCGGATAATGACGCCCTCTTCCGTCAGCGCGCGAAGATGTTTGCAGGCAGTGGTGCTGGCCATATCCAGAGCTTCAGCAACATCCTTGATGTCGCAGTTCGGCTGGTAGCGAACAAAGATCGCCACCTGGTCTTTCATCGTCAATGGTTTGGTCATTGGTCATCACTCGATTTAGTTGGTTAACCCTGCCGCTTTGCGGCGTTTGTACTCTTCCATCAGCAGCTGCGCCGGAGTTGGCCCTGCCGGGTGCTGCGGTGCTGCAAGCTGGCGGCGTATCGGTGGTACCGAAAGGCCGTTACTGACGTGCTTGCTCCATTTTGTTAATAGCTTCTCTGCCAGTTTTTTGAGCTCCCCCTCTGTCATCTGGCGTTCCACGCCCGTTCTGCGCATCTCAATGCAAATGTGGTACAGCACTGGTTGCGACCACGGATATTTATCGCTGCCTGAGTATCGATATGACTCGTTGCGCCAGCGACGGTACTCCGACATGACACATTCGGACGTCAGGCCGAAGTGGTTAGCGCCGCTCTCTGAAACGAGCGATACAAACTCAGCAAGATCCGGCGGCCATGTGTTTCCAACCGCGCACCGCTCCATGCACTGCTGGCAGACCAGCTTGATTTGCTGTTCATTCATCGAACCGATTTGGGCTATCCAGAGCGCCGAAGGCTCCGCCCCATTCTTCTGCGTCCACCGGTTCGAGAATATTTCCCCCATGACCTGCCACAGGCGCCATGCTGTTTCCGTTGCCATCAAGTCCATTACGGCGGCGCCACTCTGCGTGGGCTGACTGAATCTGCTGAACAGCCCTGGATGCTGTAGGCTCTCCCCGAACTCCTGCATTGTCTTTACCTCCGGTTTCCGGTTGTTTTTTCGATCTCACCAGCACGATGTGCCGTGCAAATTTCTGTTCCCACTGAACCTGGGTAAACACCTTGCCCTCTGACTCCCAGTACGAAGCGAACTCAGCGAGCTCTGTGACAAGGTAATCAGGGTCGGGCAAAGCAACTCCCCACGTCGCCGCGCGCTGGCGAAAATCTCTGGACGGCAGCCACGCGCTGGTCATGGTGAATTTACCGATCGGCTCATCCAGCCCTTCGAGATATCTCGGCTTTTGAGGTTCGTCCTGATGAGGCTGAACCAGGCTTTTCTCTTCGCGCTCGCTAAGAGAGGGGGTTATTACTTTCCCTTCCGTATCCATATCCGTATCCGTTAGTGAGGACTCATTGATAACTCCATGAGGGCTCACTGAGTCCTCACTGATTCCACCTTCGTTTTTTACTTCGGGCTCAGTGAGTGCAAGCGGCGACGGTATTTTTGTGGCTGAGGGGCGATTGATTTTCTGATGCTTGGAAAAGCCCTTAATGCACAGGTAATCACTACCACTCACTGAATACTCAATGAGTAATCCATGAGTAATCAGCTCGCAGATGAGCGGCTCGCAGTCGATACTGTCTGCCGGGAATATCTGCATCTTGATGCGCTTCGGTGATCGTTCCAGGCAGCCCAGGTCATTAGCGAAATTAAACAACCCGATAAACAGCAAGCGGGCTGGAATTGAACACTCCACCACCTTCTCATCTGTCCAGAATTCAGGTTTCACTGTTCTGATACGGGCCATCTATATCCTCGTATTAACCAGCAAAGCTGGTAGTCATTGGTCAAAACTCGATTACAAGAACTGTGGCGCTACGGCACTAATACTTGCCAGTAGTGGTCCCGCCGTATCGGATGGCAAAAGGCTGAACAAAGCTATTGCTGCTTCACGGATCTCCTTTTCCAGTTTCTGCAAAGGAGCCCCAAGTAGCTTCGCCTGTAGGGCCTCGCTGCATTCTTTCATTGCGCTTGCCTCTAATTCGGCTTCGGTTTTACCCTGGCGAAGGCCATGCTTTCTGGCGATCTCAATCGGCATGGCGATGCTGATTGCGTTAGCGAGCTTCATGACGTAACCCGTGTACTTAGTAGAGTTAGTTTCGTTTTTCAGGTAACGATAAAGGTTCTGTTTATTCACAGTGATACCTCGCCCGCCCTCTTTAGCCCACTGTTCGGCCACCAGCTGGGTAACAACGTCCTGAGCCTGACCGGGAATAGTAAGTTCCCATTCCCGCACTGCTGTCAGGATCACCTGGCGCCGTAAATTGTCTCTGCGGCGAGGTTCATACTGATTTTTAGTTTTCAGCGGAGCGATAGCCTTTTGGTTATCATGCTCATATGTAATGGCTTGCATTTGAACTCCTTAACCATCTGTTAGTGGTGGGAAAACCTCATCTAATGAACAGCGTGCCCCCAGAGCATTTAGCGCGGCTACGATACGGCGGGAGTCTTCCAGGCTTGGCGTTCGCAGATTCGATTCATAGTTCGCCAAACGCGGTTGGTTCCAACCAATCTGTTGTGCAAGCGCCAGCTGGGAAATGTTTGCTTTTTTGCGATAGTGAGAAATTAGGTTCATCCGACTCTCCTGTAAGATGTGAACATTATTCACATATCGTGAACTACATGTCAACATAATCGTGAATCGATAAAGATTCACTATGCGTGATAAAATCGACTCATGAAGACAATTGCAGAACAGATCGGCGAGCGTATTAGAACGCTGCGCATTCAAAAGGGATTGAGCCAGGCCCAAGCTGCAAAGTTATGCGGGTGGTCAGCTGCGTCTCGTCTCGCCAATTACGAATCCGGGTTGAGGAACGTTGGTGCTGACGATGCAATGGTTTTAGCCAGAATATTAGGCACCTCACCAGGCGAACTGCTTTTCGGTGAGCGTGGTGATGAAGATAAATGGCTTACAGAAAAACAAAGAGTAATGCTCAATTTGTTCAAACAATTACCTGAAACTGAGCAAGACAGAATGATTGATATCTTCCAGGTCAGGCTTAAAGAAATTGATGAATACGTTGAGAAGTACCTTCGCGGAAGATTCAAGCCAATTGATGACCAGTCTGATACAAATAGCTAATTAACTCATACCATCCATAACCAGCCACCCGGCTGGTTTTTTTTCGTCCTTAAATCAAAATCCTCACGTTTTGTGAAAAATAAAATTCACTCTTTGTATTGACGTGATATTCACGCCATGTGAAACTTCGAGCACACCAAGCAGCAAGTAAGTCATCCAGGCAGGACGCCCACGTAGTAGCTGCCGGCGGCATATGAAACACCGGATGAGATGACAAAAACTAACGCGCAGCAGGCTTTACCGTTCCGTCGGCCAGACGTAAATGGCAATAAGGAGATGACCATGATCGACTACGCACGTAATCCCGTAAGACAGCAGGCTATTCGCCTCAACATCTTTGAAGTCCTGATCCGCAAGTTCTGCTACTTCATGGCGCAGAAAGGCAATCCAGAGCTCAATGCATGACCTCGCTCTTCGCCTTAATCGTTACCGTCTGCGCCCTCACCGGGGAATGCTCAGACATCATGCTCGGCGTTTATAACACCGAGGCGGTTTGTGAAGCAGCTGCCGCAGAGCAGCATGTGAAAGGACAGTGCTACCCGTACAAATCGGCTGACGACCAACAGCCAGCGTTACATTTTTAATCGAGTTTCGACCAATGGCTGTTACCAGCCTGATGCCAGGTGCACATGGCATCATGATGGTAATCCCACCATCGCAACCTAACAGGAGTCGATGACCTGTTCTGGTTAAATTGGAAAAGTTGTCTTTGCCCGTCACCCGTGGCGGGCCATTTTTCCGGAGGATTTATGTCAGCAAACGAACTGGCATTGCGATACAGCAGCGCGCCAGCTGAAGAGCTAATCGGCATCCTGCCTGTGCTTGAAGTTAAAGAGGCGTTGCGCGAAGAAGTCGAAGAAGAAGTGTTGGACGATGTATGGCAGGAGCATCAGTTTGAAATCGAGTCTGTTCAAGAGCAGACCGACAAGGCAAACCGTCTGGCGCAGAAGTTTGAACTGGCTGCAGAGTCGTTCGGAACGGCGATAAAGCTGGCGCTGACCCTTCCATACGGCGAAGCAATCCAGGTGCTGCAGGATGCCATTGAAGATAACCCTGGCTACGGCCGGGATCCGGTGAAGGGATAGGCCATGGAATTTGGAATGAAACGAGTGATGGCGTCCGTCCAGGCTGTTGCGGTTCTGGAACGAATCTACTGCGGCACACCAGTTCCGCTGGCCACACTGAGTAAAGAAATGAAGCTCTCGGTTTCCTACCTGGAGCAAATTTTCAAGCGGCTGCGCAGCGGCAAACTGGTTACCTCACACAGAGGGCCGGGCGGCGGATATAGCCTTCGCGAAGGTGATATCTCAGTTTCTGCAGTCATCCGCGCAGTAAGCAAGATCCCATCGAATACCACGTTCGACCCGGTTCTTGTTGCACTTGACGGAGTGCTTATCTCTCAGCTGGCGAACAAGCCCGGCGCCCAATAAGCACAAAACCCGCGCAAGGCGGGTTAAGTACCCGGTCAGCCGACCAAAGCTTTCCGGAATCGAGTTTTGACCAATGACCACTACCTAAGCAGCGCTCATTAGCTGTTGGGTATCTTACACCCAAAAGAGGCTCCATCATGGAATTTTTTTATCAGATTAAGGCAACCCAGAAATCAGGTAAGCAAGATGCAGTGATTTGGTTCACGGCGAAAAGCGAAGCGCGCGCGGCCCTGACGCTCGATGTTGCACTGGAAGATGCTGGCATCGAAACTGGCCGCGGTAAGGACTACGCCAAACCTGTCCGCACCGACATGCCGGTTATTAACGATCTGCCAGAGGAAGGCTCAGTCTGCTTTGAGTTCTGTAAGCGCTACGCTCTGGCCGACGACCAGCGCACATGGAACGTGATCGCTGATTGCAAAACCTCTGATACAGCGGCTACCGAAGAAGAGCATGGGGCTGATGCCTTAGACCAGTTACGAGCCAAATTTGTGACCCCGCGCCACACTCTGTCAGCAGTCCACTGCGATGCTGATATCCCTGTCGCGCCGGTAATCTCCGCTGATACTGCAAATGCTGGCAGCACTTCCATGCTTGAAAACCGCACCCCGGCTGTCCGATTCGCCGTCCATCTGTTGGGTGACAAATACGTTTCGGAGATCAGCCAGGAACAGCAGATAGTCGCAAACGAACTGGCGACCGATGAGGGAAATGCTTACTTCCAGAATCTGCTGCAGGCCAAAAATGACGTAGCTGATATTAGCGATCTCAGCCTGCATGCCGAGTGGAAACTGGTGCAGGCCGTCAAAGACGTTTTCCCGCAGGACAAAGAACACGAATCCGGGCTTCTGGCCGCCTTCATGTCGGGCTGGATCAACGCCGAGGATCGTAACCAACTGGTTGAGGACTGGAAGAGCGGCAAGCTTCCAGCCAAGGATGAAGCCCCAAAATCTCTGTATGAGCATGGCCTGAAGATCAGCGAGCATGATGATGGTGGTGCCCACTACCCCGTCTGCAAAATGTCCTTCCGCAAACAGCTGCTGGCTCAACTGACGGTGGAGGAGCTGCGCCACCACATCACCCGCAGCGAGAATGCAGAGCTGCATGCGCTGGAAATGGATACCGACAATGGTTATGTCCAGGATCTGCTTCTCGCTGCTGAAAACTTTGCAGAAGTGAAGGCTTACGACACCAAAGACCTGTGGCGCTACACAAATGCCATTCGCAAAGTGTTCAGCATGGAAAAGCGCCATGAGCTGGGCCTGCTTTTGCAGTTCACAAAGGCCTGGGTAGCCACCCCATATATTGACCGCGGTATCCTGACACGTGAATGGGTCGCCGGCAATCGCATAAACCTCGTGCAGCGTACTGACGCTGGGACCAATGCCGACGGCGGGTATGTAACTGACCGCGGCGAAGGCGCACACCACACCCTGGAGACTCTTGATCTAGAGATCGCCTGCGCCCTGTTACCGATGGATTTCAACCATATCGAGATCCCGGTGAGCATCGCACGCCGCGCCAAGTATGTTATCGCGAACAAAGAAGAGCCGTGGAAATCGTGGAGCAAAATCCTGCGCAACCAGCCCGGCGTTCTGGCGGTTAACCGCACGGCCATCTTCAACCTGGTGCGCATTGCGCCGGAGAATATCCACCTGACGCCGGCTGCGCATCTGGAGTTCGTGAACCGGACAATGACAGCTGAATTCAACGCTGCAACTGAGCTGCTACCTCTCCCGGCCGCACAACCTGAGGAAACCCAAACGGCTGAAGAACATCCACTGCCGAAATGGGCAGAGGCGGGTGAGCAGAAACTCGCTGATGAGAGTGAGGCTGAAACGCAGACCCTGCCGAAGTGGGCGAACGCCGCTACCAACCAGCCACAGGTCGCAAACCTCGGTGACGGCATGTTCTCCATCGAAGGCCTGATGAACGAAAAACAACCAGAAAATGATGACCGTTCATCGGTTACAGAGGAGACCACCAGCGATGTGCAGATGGAAGAGACTGACCCGACGGAAGGAGAAACTGGTGACGCGGTTCCGCCAGGCGAAAGCGTTGATGCAACTGATCCGCAAACAGATGCCGTAGCTGAAACTGTTTGCACCGGCTGTGGCGGTTGCCCTGACTGTGGCGCCGCGGTTGGCAATGCAACCTATGCGGCGATGGAAGGGGATCTGAAAGAGGAACTGGAGACGCTGGGGGCTGACACCTCAAATCCGGAAACCATGTTCACGCACCTGATGGTGGATCTCGAAACCATGGGTAAAAAGCCAGGCGCACCGATCGTTTCAATTGGTGCCGTATTCTTCGACCCGGCAACCGGTAAGGCTGGGGCAGAGTTTTACCAAGTGATTAACCTTGAGTCGTCGATGTCCTTCGGGGCCAGGCCAGATGCCAGCACCATCCTCTGGTGGCTGAAGCAATCGCCGGAAGCACGATCTGCAATCGTGGTGGATGATACGGTCGGTCTGGTGGAAGCGCTTGAGCAGTTCCTCGATTTCATTGCTGAAAACGCGGCTAACGGGTCGAAGAGTGTTCAGCTCTGGGGGAATGGTAGTTCGTTTGATTGTTCTCTTCTGGAGGCAGCATTCGAGTTGGCCGACACGCCATTCCCGATCCCGCACTGGAACTACCGGGACGTGCGTACCGTCGTCGAACTGGGCAAAGCTGTTGGGCTGAACTCTCGCTATGAAATCCCTTTTGAGGGTGATCAGCACAACGCTCTGGCGGACGCCCGTCACCAGGTCAAATACGTTTCGGCTATCTGGCAGCGCCTGACAGCAATCTGATTAGAATATTTCAGCCAATGGCCCGTTACTGGGCCATTATGAGGTAAAGCATATGATCCAGATGTTAACTCTCGAAGAGTGGGCCGCTGAAAAATACAGAAGCAACCCTCCAAGCGTGTCGACACTTCGACGTTATGCGAAACAGAACCAGTTTTCTCCACCAGCAATGAAGCAGGGACGTTTATGGCGCGTTCGTGAAGATGCTGAGTTGGTAGGGGAACTGGCCGCGCCTGTAGTTAAGAAGAACGACTCCATATTGCTGCAAAGGATTTTGAACGATGGCTGCCAGACCACGTAAAAACAATGTCTCTGTACCGAACCTTTACCCTCTCTACAGCAGAAAGGTGAACAAGGTTTACTGGCGCTATAAGCATCCAATCACCGGCAAGTTCCATGCGCTGGGCACCGACGAATTGGAGGCTATTGCGATTGCTACTGAGGCAAACGCGCGCCTGGCGGAACAGAGAACCCGGCAGATTCTGGCGATCAGTGACAGGATCGCCACAAGCAAGGGCAAAGCGATCACGGTTTCAACATGGCTCGATCGATACTGGAAAATTCAGGAAGAGCGTCTGGCTTCAGGTGACATTAAATTAAACACATTCAAACAAAAAAATAAGCCAGCGGCTCTATTGCGTGAACGTGTTGGTATGAAATTGTTGCCATCCGTTGATGTACGCGATATCGCCCAAATTCTTGATGAATATATTGCGGCGGGTCAGGCGAGAATGGCTCAGGTTATTCGAACCGTTTTGGTCGATATATTTAAAGAGGCGCAACACGCAGGTGAAGTTCCCCCGGGTTACGATCCTGCGTCAGCCACTAAAAAGCCCAGACGTAGAATCACCCGGCAGCGACTTAGCCTTGAGGAATGGCAGCGGATATTCGAGATTGCAGACGCTAACCACCAGTATATGGGTAACGCTATGTTGCTGGCTTTGGTAACCGGCCAACGCCTGGGTGATATTTCGAGGATGAAGTTTAGCGATGTCTGGGATGATCAGCTGCACATTATTCAGGAGAAAACAGGAAGCAAAATCGCGATCCCGTTATCGCTCCGCCTGAACGCCATCAACTGGAGTTTGCGGGATGTTATATCACGCTGTCGGGATTACGCGGTTAGCCCTTACCTCGTCCATTTTTTCAGGGCCACGTCGCAAGCAGAACGTGGTGCCCAGGTTAAAGCGAACACACTCACCATGAATTTCAGTAAGGCTCGGGATAAGGCAGGGATCGACTGGAGGGAAGGAACGCCGGCGACTTTCCATGAGCAGCGATCACTATCTGAGCGTCTGTATAAGGAGCAGGGAATTGACACTAAAAAGTTGCTCGGCCATAAGTCTCAGCAACAGACCGATCGCTACAACGATGATCGAGGGAAGGACTGGACGACGATTGCAATATAG